TCTCGAAGTCCCTATGTGGTGGTTCTTCGTTACTAATAGCTTTATTGGTAGGGGTAGGGGTCATACAAAACTCAATACTATCTCGTGAAGTTTATCTAAAACAGTCTCATCGTTAGTGTCCCAGTATTCATTCACAATCTCAATATTGCGTCGGGTAATTGGGTAGTTCTTGCCGTCAATAGTTATTCTGACGGGGGTTTTTACGAATGTATGGTTGATGTCTATTGCTTTCACTCGCTATCCCTCTATTCTTTCATTGTTTAATTGTGCTTTAATGTGGGCTATGTAGAGATGAGATAAGATATTTACAGTTTTATCAACACTTTGCAATTCTTCTTGGGGGTCAAAGTCAGCAAACTCCTCGTCTGATTTCAATTCTTCGTAGGTATAGCCAGTTCCATATCTGGCAACAATATCCTGAACATTCTGCTTCAAGGTTTTGCCCTCAAATATCTTGTATAGTTCTTCTAATTCTTTATCTACCATTTCTGCCACCATTTCGGATTAGGTTTGCCATACTTCTTCAGGTTTTCAATCTCTTTGCGAAGCTCTTTCATTCTGTCTACGTTACTTCCAGCAGAACTACCCCAAACATCAAAGCCATACATCTGGATAGCGTGTTCACGTTTTGCAATTTCTTTATCTAGGTTCATATAACTTCCTTGTCTTCACTAGGCTGCTGCTGGGCGGCTTGTAGGCGTTGCTCTAGCCAAGGGATTAACCCTGCTTCAATAGGCACAAACTGACCGTTAGACTGTACTCTAGTAGCAAACTTTAGTATTTCCTGCTGTTCGCTCACCACTTCCGCTTCAATGGTGGTGGTGATTGATTGCATGATTTCATCAACAAACTTGCCATGTACCATTCTATTATTACTTGTTCTGCCATTTATACGACTGACTGTAGAAGATTCAACCGCATTTTCTAGATTGGTTAATATTTCACTTATTCGTGATTCTACTCGTAACTGTTGCAAGTCATTCATATATAGTTATTCCTTAATTAGTTTTGGATCGGCGACGGCTACGGCTAGCTCAATCACAGGTAGTGCTTCTGGGAAGTTCTCCACCTCTAGCTTGATTATCTTGCTGTTTATCGCTACTACTCGCATTACCTTTTTCTCGATGTAGTTTAGCCAAAACAAGGTTTATTTCTTCACTCGATACCCTAAACACTGGTTGGGGGTCAAACTCTGGGTCATACATTAGAGCAACCCAGCTTTCTTTAGGTTTATGGTTACGGCTTTGTGGTAATCGTCCCAAGACCAGTCTGGGTGCGGTTCTGGCATTAGACACTCCTTAACTAGAGCTTGTATTTGCCCTACTGTTAGGGTGGGGGTCAAGCATAGTCTAATCATGTCGTTCTTCATGTTTGCGTGTAAGTTGGTCATATCCTGAACCAGAGCGTCAACTTTCGGTGTTACCTCGCTTGCGTATAGTCGCTTGATACTCTCAACACATTCGTTAACGTCTGTGGCGTTCAGCCCATCGCCCAACTCATACCAAATTATCTCCCTAAGCTTTTTATCCAACTCGTTTTCTTCTAGTGTGTTATTAGTATCTTTACTCATATCGTCTCCAAGTTGGTATTAGTAGTTCACCTATTTCTTCTGCTACCTCGGTCATATGGTCTTGGTTTTCCTGTATGTGGTTCATAAGGGCTTCGCTGGGGTCAGGCACGTTCTTTAGACGTGAAGCCTCCACTGCTAGTCTTAGTAGTTCTACTTGCTTTTGGTTGATTTCTTCTTTGCTCATAAGTTCCCCCTTTACATAACTTGCCAAGTACCAGTAGCACTTTCTTCTACTACTTCTTCGCCACATTCACACTCTTTAGTAACCCTATAAGCACCGTTTTGGAGTACTTCGGCTAGGACTATTTTAAAGTTGTGATGGTGGTTCATATTTACCCCTTACTCTTAAGATACCGTTTATGGTTCGATTCTCTCACTTTATCAGGATTATTCTGGATATAGGCTTTAGCAGCTCTCATCTGGCTAGGCTTACGCTTAGGCTCAGTGGCTTTCAGCTTAGCTATCAAATTAGCTTGGATAGCTGGGTCTGGCTTGACCTCTATAGTGAACAAAGGCTGGTCGTGATCGGGATTGTAACCAATAAGTAGAGCTTTAGGTAACTCACTAATTAGTAACCCGAATTGGATTTGTGCCATATAGTTTGCAGGGATAGTATCGAACAGCTTGGTATGGTTCTCTTCACCTAAACACTTCACCTCTAGCAATGTGTTACCAATAACTCCATCAGGTGAATAGCCAGCGTGCTTGTATTTAGAATTGGTAATGAATCCATATTGCTTAACCAAACCTAGTTGGTCCGTGTACTTCTCGTATGCCTCGATAGCCAGTGGCTCTAGCACACGTCCACGCAGCATATATTTGTTATCGTAGTCTCCGTTGCTCTCAGGTGGTGATTTCTTACCTTTAAGCAGGTCTATGGCTGTTGAGCCAGTCCAACGACCCTTTCGGTAGGTATACCACTGGTCGGAGCGTTGTGGCATATTGTAAAATCTAATCATCTAACATCTCCAGTAATTTTGTTATGTCATCTTTAGTGGTCTGCTCTTCTGCCGGTGACAGTTCTGACTTCACTACCTCTACTCTGTTGAGGTGAAACCCCTCAAAGTTTTCCAGCATTTTGGCTAGTCCACCGGCTGGTATTACAAACCTGTCACTGTATTCAATCGCAGTATCTTTATTGAACTCAAGCAGATACTCCAGCACAGGGTTAGTCGAAGAGGTCATCCGATACTTCCACCTCTTCACCGTCTATGTTATCCACAGTGTTGTCGTGGTCAACGGGTGCGCCCTTAGGAGTACGTTTGCTTTGGTCGTAGTGCCATAGATCTACATACTTAGTAGTGTCGTACTTCTCTTGTGGTTCAGCGTAGATGTATGCCTCTTTACCGATTAGTTTTTCGTTTAGGATTTGTAGAAGCCCAGATTTGACATCTGCTGGCTCTTTAACACTAGCGAATACACGCTTGCCGAAGTCTGAGATAGTTGCTTTCTTATCCTCAGATACGTTGTGTACTAGGATACCGAGTACCTTAGTGACAGCCATCTTCGAGCCGCCAGCAGTATGAAGCCACAGAGTTGCCTCACCCTCTTCATCGTTGTCACCAATAACAGTGACCTTGATTATATCTCGGTCTTTACTATCGGTCGTAGCCTCAGCCATACCGATTTTAACGGTATGACCACCTGGAGCGAATCCATTACCGCTACTAGGTTCTTTGCCTGAGTTTACTATTGCTTCGGTTAACCAATCTGGTGTTGCCATTATTTCTTCTCCTTAGTTACTTGTGGTTTGTAATATGCTCGGATAGTTTTGTCTACAAGAGATAGGTCGTTAGCTATCATATCAACACTGAACATATCCTCCGGTGTCTTAACTGGGCTTGAACCCTCTAACTTATGTACTGCGAACTTGTAGCGGTCCTTAACTTCACTCTCAGTGTCATCATAGACTGTCTCAAGCACTACGTTGGTCAAACTCTCTGGCTGTAAATTGTCACCAATAAACTTACCAGTAGTCTTGAACTTACGCCTGCCAGTATCATCTGTGTCAATGTGTGCAAAGACGTAGTAGTTCTGGTCAGTTGGTTTGCTAACGATTTTCTCAATTAGTGTATTGAATGTGTTAGCAATAGACTTGAACACAAAGAACTGGTCTTTATCTAGTGCGTGCTTGCCCTGATATAGTGTGAAGAACTGGTTAGTATCGTCAATCACTACTATCGGTGCAGGTGCAGCCAATGCTACGGCCGGTAGACTCTCTAGGTCTGTCTTAACTACCTTAATATCACTCCTGAATGGCATCTCCTTGCCAGTCGGTGAGATTAGATTTACATCAGATTTGTTTAGTCCTTTAAGACTGAATGTCTTACCAGTACCACTGAATCCGATTACTACGATGATGCGGCTCATTTTTCCTCCTTCACTTCTATTGATTTACCTACTAGTATACGCACTCTTGCGTCCATATTCCTGACAGTTATCATCAGCTTATCCCAATCATTGCGTGCTACTGGTACGTCCTGAATGAGTGCTACATTGTTGCATACTGGACAGTCTGGGTGACTATGCGTTACTGGTGCGTACTGTTCTTCTATACTCATTACTTTAACCCCCAAGTCTTAACTACTGTAAGGTGTGCGGGCTGTAGTCGTATACCATTTACATCTGGGTAGTGTAGCTGTGCTACAACCCTAGGCTGCACTGGTTGTAAGTGCATAGTCCAGCCTTGCGTATATTGCAAGTGGGCTATGATTAAAAGTGTTAACATTATATTACCTCCTTCGGTGCATTTAATTTGTAAGTGACTGTGCGCTCGACACCTGCTGGCAATTCGCCTGTAAGTGTTACATGAGCGTTTGTCTTAGCAGTATCTAGTACCACTTTAGTGAACTCCTCGGCAACCTCACCCCCCTCAATCTGTTTAACTCCATTGACTGGGGATAGTGTCAAGATATACTCACCGTTGTTAATTTCGAGTACGTTATTCTCGATCATTACTTCTTTAAGCTTGGCAACTTCTGCCTTCATATCCTTTTCAATTTGCTTAACTGCTAAGTAATTCTTAGCATAGTTGGTTAGTAAAGCTTTGTGGTCTTGTGACAGTACCATTGCTTTTGCGTCTTTAGTTGTCATTATATTTAATTCCCTTCCGGTCTTATATTATTACTCTATCATTGTATCACAGGTCTGTATCACTGTCAACCATATTATCGTTAAAGTCCTGCTTATTCGCTATGCACTTGTACACTGCGGTGTCAATGGTTTTGTCTACCTTAAACCAGTAGTGTCTAACCATTTTCGTTTGTCCTCCTCTATAATTACGCCCTTTCGCTTGCTCGATGTCCATCCAGCTATAGCTTGGCTCATAGAATATAGAGATCGTGGCATATTGCAAGTTCAGTCCGGCGCTACCTGATTGGTACTGAAGCAATGTAATGCTTGGCTCAGTCGGTACACCGTCTGGCAAATTGCTGGCGTGTCCTGACTGCTCATAGACCTTACGCCTATACTTCGTTGCTACCTCTAAAATAGCATCCCTGCTAGCGTTATAGCTGTAAAATATTAGGATATGTTCATCTGTGTCGTCTAGCACCGCTTCCAGCGCCTGTGTGCGTGTCTTACTCAGGTATTGCCTAAGTGTTGCATGTAGCTTGCTCGGTGTGTCCAGCATCGTGCCGTCTGGTAGCTCTCTAGTGGTCTTAATAACCTTATACTCGTTACGCTGTTTCGGGCTTAGATTGATTGTAGTTGTTATGTTAATCAAGTCTGGTAGCCTGAGATAACTCTTATCTAGTCCGAACGCTACACTCTGCCATAGCTGCTTAAGCTTATCCTGTCCCACATAGCCTATTATGCGTGGAAAACCTCTTGAGCGGTCTGTTAGGACGTGCTGGCGCATAAACTCAGTCTTATTACGCCACCAGCCGAAAAGTATACCGTAAGTTTGTAAATCTATGTAACCATTCGGGATAGCCGTTGCACTCAGTCCTATAACCTGCTTACAGTTCGGGTCAGTCGCTAGCCGTATCACCGCCTTAGCTCGCTGGCTAGTAGCTGCTTTGGCATAGTGTATCTCGTCGACAATCAGGATATAAGGGAAGTTTGGCGTTACAATTCTAGCCACCTTACCGAAACTAACAGGCTCTATGGGTCTGTGCATATCCTCACCGATCTCTTGCCAGTCGTGGCTATTCACTTTAGCCGGTGGCGCTATGACTAGAATAGGTAACTCAGGCATAGCGTGGCTCATAGCCATTAGCGTCTTACCTGTGCCGGTCTGAGCCGTCATTATTACACTTCTGGGCAAGTCTTCTAAATATTTTTGCTGCCAATCGTAAAGCTTGAGCATACTACCCCCAAAGCCTTACAGCCACCGCAATAGCTACAACCATGCCAACGGCTAAGCCTATGCTAGCTAGGACAGTTTTTATTAGTAGTCTTATCATTTGTCTGTGTCCTCCTGTGATGGCCAGTAAGTACAATTAGCGTTATTACAGTTCACGCCCAGGACTTCGCCACACTCGTTGCAGATATTTTCTTGTTCCTCTAGCGCCTGATACCTAGCTTCACTAGCTAGATCTTCGTAATCGCTCACAATCCTACCCTCAAAAAGCCTAGTATGTAGCCAACAATTACAAGGCTCATCCAAAACCATACTTTTTTATAGCGACAAATTAAGTGCCACAAGATACTAAACAAACTCATATTCCTAACGTCTCTGACTTCTAATTCTGCCATAGCCTTTAAGTGGCTTTTAGTTCCCTTAACCGGTTTAATTTCTTCTACTTCGTATCCCATTATCTTCCCTCGCTTAAATCTATTATTAAATTAGTAACTTCGTTTATCTGTTCATCTGTTAAATTCGCAATTACTTGCGTTTCTCCGTTAGCTATCCACTCTGTCGGATATGGTTTACTTGTGTCTACTCCTGCTGTATCTAAATCTGTCATCTTATCCCAATCTTTTAAAATTATTAATAGCTTCTATATCCATAAAACCAGTGTTTTTGCTGTTCGTGCCACTCGGCGATAAGCTTTTCATCACCGTTACAAGCAAACATGTTATATCCATTCTAGCCGGTACAATGCGCCGGCTACGCTTATTAATTTAATTAGTTAACCCTAGTTTTAAAAATTCTGTGGCGTCGCAATCCTCCTCGAGGTATACAAGTCCACCCTCTAAAACATAGCTAAAATTGCTTTTGCGTGCTATCTCTAAAGCGTCAGAATACCCGTTATCATCCGATCCTAAGCACAAGTAACCATGCCCACAAGTGTCTATAAATGTATAGCCCTTGACCTTATCC